TTTTGCGTAAGCGGCCCAAACATTCCATAACCAACGCGTGGATTGGTTAACCACTAATAGAGCAGTTATGAAATGATATACTACTTTGGACATACACCATTGAAACTTGCGACCCGAGTAAAAATCCGATAACCTATGCAAGATGCGAACATCTTACACAGGTTCGTATATAAAACCTCGTTTACAAGAAACTATAATGTAAGATGCATAAACATCTCGTCCAGGTATGGAAAAAGCAATTCCATGCCCCCCTCCGGCCGCCGGAGGGTATCCTATCCCATTATCTAGGGATTCTTACGTGTACGTAAAGTGTACAACTCTATATATATAAATATAAATTATAAATTTAAAATGCAAAGGCAATCCGACCCAAAGATCATCTAAGCAACTGTGGGATCCGAATAAGCATATAAAATAGGAGCACCAACAAACATTCCCAATTGGAAGTCTTCAGCAATACTCACATATGCATCAATTCGCAAATCCGGTTTCCCAACATCACCTGCTACGTCTACACTAAGTTCATGCGACAATTCAGCCGCATTATACAGTTGTTTAAGACGAGCAGGCACAAATCGTTTACCGTCCGTGTAGAATACTGTTTCATATTCTAAACACGGATTAACACTAATCGGAGAAACATGCATTCCGGAAATTCCGGGACGACTTGTACTCTGTATAGATTTACGCCTATTGCTTGGATTAGCTTGACTAATGTTATAACTAGCTACATTATTGCCTGTGCCACCGGGATCATTTCGCACAACTGCTAAAGATCCCAAACTGGGAGCGCCAATACTTACAAGATTTGCTTTACGCCTAATTGCTCCACGCCTGCATGCGAACGCAGGAGTCAAATAATTTAGCAACAACATAGAACAATAATTGTAACTAGAATTACCAAGAGTAGAATCAATGGCGAGATCCTGACCACCAGGTTCCCAGCCACGACTAAAAGGGAAATCTGTAATATTGAATGCAACCATACGAGCACCACTACCAGTATCACCGGGAAAATATGAATTGTGATATTGATAACGCCTCAACAGATCCCTAAAAGACTTGACTCTTTCACCTTGATAAACCAAATACTGATTTTCATCTTTAATATAATCACCTGCTGCAAAAGTCTGGACATCATCCACACAGCAAGGTGCATTGGAAGCATCAGTAGAAGATGCCAACATCGGTGCCACCTCTGATTGCTGTTCAAACAGAGATAAGTTTTTAAGATGATTTTCAGTGGGCGAAGCAAGTGCAAAATCACTACCTGCCCCAACCCAAACTTGGATTTTAATAGTCGACGGTGAAACAGACGGGGTAGCTAACTCATTAACCACGTAAACGCTTAAAGTGCCATTACTGAAAATAGTAGAGGGAGAAATGGGAGCACCATCATCATACAATGTGGCGGTAGATGCATCCTCAATTCCCCTCACAAATTGCCATGCGCTGGGCTCAGCCCACTTAACCTCATATTCAAAATCTCTATTTTCAGAGATATCAACAATAGTTGAATAAACTTGGTTGAATGGTACAGAACCAACTGGGTTTGATTTTGGATTAAAAACCACTCGCAACCTGCCCCTATGATATTCGGAACAAATAACATTAAACCTAAATTTGATAGATCCTTGCCAATAATCAAAAGGGGTGGCTGCAAAAGCAAGCGCAGTAGAATGGATCTCTGTCACGGGGGGCGCAGACAAAGTCTGAACATAACTCGGTTCCACGAGAAATGATGTGAGTAAAGTATCTGTAACTGCCGTCTCCGGCCAATCAAATTGCCTCCAAAAAGACATACGATTAGCAATGGAAGCGATAGTAAGCTCATCTTCACCACCCAAACCCATAACTCGGGTATCAACAGAAAGTTCATTCTTGGAATCCAGCGAAAGTTTCACTAAATTCTCAGTTGCATCACTATTAGCCATATTACCCATATAACGTGGGTTATAAACTCTAGGATCCTCTAGTGAATTTGGTCTAGAATATCCCAAGAGTCTGGCTAGATCAGCAACTCCACTAGCCACTAAATTAGTGGCTTTAGCATAAGGTGCCAAAACCGGTACCATAGACATACTATTAGCTAAATTGGCGAGAGCAGAAGCGGGTTTACTAACCAACCCATCAGAAGCAAATTCCCCAACAGTCGCAGTGTTGTCTGACTTAAGCATCGTTTTCTTAGTCTTGGTTTTCGCTTGTTTGTCATAAGGCTTCGGAAAACCAAACTCATCCAAATCGCCATCCTGCACGCCAGCTTGTGCGGCAGAAGTGGTAGGAATGGCAAGAGTAACATTCTCTGCCCAAGCAAAAACAACAACACTAATTGGATCAGAAGATCCATTTGCATGCTGAAGAATATCGAAATCATGAATTGTAATTTGGCCAAGGTAATCTTCCCAACCGGCTACGGTAATATCCACATAATTCTCCGGCCAAATAAATGGCAAAATCATTTCTCCTCCTTGAGAACAAGTGGGATCTAATAAAATATGGGGCTTCTGAGAAGCTTGAACCAAATCTTGAATGAAAAAGGCACGATTTTTCGTAACTTGATCAGTGGCAATGTATGGATTGTACGACATCATCGCACGACCATAATAAAATGCATTACCATTAATAAGTACCTTAATCTTCAAATTGCAGCGCAAATTACGATAACGATTAATCTTATCAAGAACATCAGGATTACTAAAGAAATCCGACCACGGATTAAA